AAGGATATTGCATCAGAATATCCTCAAATCAAAAATGAACTTATGAAGAGGCTATCAGAAATATCTGGTCCACAGGGCGAAGCCGTGGTTATCTATGAATCTTGATCTTAGCGATTTTATTGGTGCCCTCGAAAACAATGCTTTTGAAGAAATCCCAGTTGATGTATCTACATTTGTCTATAGTAAAGATTATTTGAACCAGCCAAGGCTGTCTCAGATTCAAGTTGATTTAGTTGAGGCAATGAGTCAAATCTATAAAATAGATGAGTTAATATTAATTATGGGGGAATCAGAAGGCAGATCCCATTATAAAAAATATACAAAATCAGAGGTTATCTTACAATTGGGTAAGGGCAGTGGAAAAGATCACACCTCCACTATAGGCTGCGCCTATTTAGTTTATAAACTTATGTGTTTAAAAGATCCTGCCCAATATTTTGGAAAGCCCATAGGGGATGCAATTGACATCATAAACATTGCGGTTAATGCCGAACAAGCAAAAAATGTTTTTTATAAGGGACTAAGAAATAAAATTCAAAGATCCCCTTGGTTTGCTGGAAAATTTGATGCAAAAATAAATGCCATTGAATTTGATAAAACAATTACCGTATACTCTGGGCATTCAGAAAGAGAAAGTCACGAGGGCCTTAACTTGATACTCGCAATTCTTGACGAAATTTCCGGATTTGCCCAAGACAGTGCTAGCGGAAATGAAAACGCTAAAACTGGCGACGCCATTTATAAAGCCTTCCGTGCATCGGTTGATTCTCGTTTTCCAGATTACGGTAAGGTGATATTACTATCGTTTCCCCGATACCCCGGAGACTTTATCTCTAAGCATTATGACAAGGTTGTTGCAGAAAAAGATGTTGAGATGAAAAGCCATACCTTTATTATTAATCCAGATCTACCGCCAGATTTGCCAGAAAATCAATTTACCATTGAGTGGGAGGAAGATCATATAAAATCTTACAAAACTTCCGGGGTATATGCTGTAAAGAGACCAACTTGGGAGGTAAATCCTACAAGAAAAATTGAAGACTTTGAAAGATCTTTTGTTGATGATTACGCTGATGCAATGCAACGTTTTGCCTGTATGCCGTCCTATATGTCAGACGCCTTCTTTAAACAGAAAGAAAAACTGGAGCAGGCAATGTGTCTACACAACCCAATAGATTCCTTTAAAAGAATAGAAGCCGCTTGGCAACCAAAAGATGACGTTAGGTATTTTATACATGCAGATCTTGCCCAAAAACATGATAAGTGTGCCGTGGCGATTTCCCATGTAGAGAAGTGGGTAGAGGTAAGAACCTTTAACGATCATACGCAAGTTCATCCATTGGTAATCGTTGATGCTGTTGTTTGGTGGGAACCTAAAAAAGAAGGACCAGTAAACCTTTCAGAAGTAAAAAACTGGATAGTAGATTTCCGTAGACAGGGATTCCACATTGGTTTAGTTACCTTTGACCGTTGGCAGAGTTTTGATATTCAGCAGGAACTAAAGTCGGTAGGAATAAAAGCGGATACCCTGTCGGTTGGAAAGAAACATTACGAAGATCTGGCCATGCTTATTTATGAAGATCGTGTAATGATGCCACATATCCAAATACTCTTAGACGAAATGAGTCAGTTAAGAATTGTATCGGATAAAAAGGTAGACCATCCCCGAAAAGGCTCTAAGGACCTTTCAGATGCCGTTACGGGGGCAGTATACAATGCTATTGCTCATACCCCACGCAACCTAAACCAAGAAATATCTATTCATTCTTGGAAGTCTCTTAAAAAAGATAATGAAAAAAGAGAAGAATTAGAAGGAGTTATCGTTCCGCCAAAAGCAACGGAAGAAGTTAAAGAGTATTTGGCAAACATGGGATTAATGTAGTTGACAACTAGACAATAAGGCGGTAAACTTTAATCATGACAACTTTCATATTAGTGTGCATAGCAATCTTTTCTTTTTCACTGGTTAGCAACATATTTTTTGTATTATCATCCGAAGAAACTAGAGTTGGTGGAATTTTAGGTGTAATTATCTTTACCGCCATGATTGCTTGGTCCTGTTTTTTAATATTTTGATTAGTGCGGGAGAGTATCGGCGCGGTCTTATATGCCGTGGATTATAATGCCGTAATGGTCCATGAGGGTTCAAGCCCCTCCTTTCCTACTATTTAGAAGCAGTGGTATAATTTTACTATGGAAAATATGTTAGATCAAGAAGCAAGTGACCCAGAAGTTGTTAGAGAAATTGTAGAGGAAATAACTTCTGAAGAAGCATTAGACATTCTTACTGAAGAAGATTACACAAAGGTAGATGAGTCTAGCGTGGTTTGGGCGGGTATCTAAGTGGCTAAGTTGTGTGCAGCAGGAGTTACATTAAGAGATCAAGTAAATAAAAAGTGGGTGTCTAGGGATAAGGCCAGTGACGGATGGATAGGTGATGCGGCCCATGCCTCTCGTGATGGCTGGGGAACTAACGGTAAGGGGTCTTATCATAATCCAGATCCCAATGGTATCGTTCATGCCATTGATCTTGATGAAGATTTTTTGGGTAAAGGCAAGGGAGAAGGGGTAGCAAAAGAATTTGCTGAGCAACTGGCTACGTATTGTCGTGAAGGTAAGGACGAAGGAAGAATTGCTCATATTGTATATGAAGATCGGGTAGCATCTGGCACCGCCAATAACTGGCATTTCCGTGGTTCAGGTTATGATCATTTTCATCACATTCATATTAGTTTTACAGACAAGGCAAATTATAATGGTGAAAAATTTGATCTACCAATTTTTAAATCAAATCCAACTCCACCAGTACCCACAAACAAGATTCCTCCCTATCCGGGCAGAATGAAACTTCAATACAAAGCGACAAACAATAGTGTTAGAGACCTTCAGAAGCAGTTAATGAAGAGTGGTTTTTCTATACCCGAAGGGCCAACCAACTACTATGGTGATCAAACCACGGCGGCAGTAAAGAAATTTTATGCATCTATTGGAAAAAAGAAAGATGGGAAGGACGTAGATCCGTCAGGATGGAACGCCCTGTTTGGATAAATACTATGCCATATAACATTAATACTAACTATAAAGATTGCAGTGGTTATGCGGTTGTGGGTCCAGAAAGAGAAAGAGAGAAAAAGATTTGGAAGAATTCAGCGTTTGAATAAAATGTTGACAAAACGGACAATTCCTGTTAAAATTTAACAAGGAGGAACTGATTGAATGTTTTTTTACAAGTTTTATTCGACTAATCCCTCCTTTGCTTTTCTATGGTTATTCCTGTCAGATTTAATATATTTTTATAAAGAAGACAAGGTAGATAAAGCCTTTGATAGCATAGTAAGAGAGGCTGCGGAAGAAGTGGAAGACGATGAAGAAATAAACGTTGCGGTTGTTGAAAATAAAGCATATTGGGTAATTCAAAATATATTTTATCAGGCAGACATTGTAAACGGAGAAATTGACAAAACATCGTCTAAACCTATAGACGCTTTTGATATGTCAAATGGAGATATCAGAAAAATGCTTTTTATATTGGACCACCTAGCAGAAGGATAGTAATGAATATCGTAGTTCAGGGAACCAAGGAGTTCTCAGATTATAGCGTATTTTTGCGTGCCATGGGGGTTGCCCTTTCTGATGTTGAGGATGGGGAGTTCAACGTATATTCGGTTGGACCAGCACAAATAAACTCCTTTACCGCAGAATTTTGTAATCTTTCTGAGAATGGATTAAAGCAAAGAGGAATCAAGATTAAGTTTTACAGAGTACCAAGTTCATTTATTGAAAATAATTTAGATAATTTTCAGTACTTTGCCTTCCTATCTACCCCAAATCAGAGGCCATCAAAATTGGTATCATCTGCGGAATTAAAGGGTATTCAGGTCGGGATCTTTAGATACTAGGAGAATATATGCTGGTCAGTAGTTTAAATAAAATGGAACGAATTGTAGGATCTCATCCAGAACTATCTTGGGATGGGTGGGACGTAGTAAGACATAAAAAGAATCCTTCCTCTCAATT